AATGTATGAAGGTTTAATGGGTGAGTATTTTAATTGGTATGATAATAAAACTGAAGAATCAAACTCATTAACAGTTCAATTTTCAAAATTGATGAAAGTGAGACAAGTTATTGCAAATGAAAAGGTAGACTCTACTATTGAACTCGCTCAAAACATTATTGACCAAGACAAAAAAGTTATCATCTTTACTAATTTCACCGAAACTTTAAATAAAATTAAAGACCATTTTGGTAAACAAGCGGTATTTTTAGACGGAAGTTGTACTAAACCACAAAGACAATACGCGGTTGACCAATTTCAAGAAAATGAAAAAATTAAAGTTTTTGTTGGTAATTTAAAAGCTGCAGGTGTTGGTATTACTTTAACCGCAGCGGAAGCCGTTATCATGAATGATTTATCATTTGTTCCGTCTGACCACTCACAAGCGGAAGACAGGTCTTACAGATATGGTCAAAAATCTAATGTTTCAGTCTATTACCCTATATTTGAAAACACAATTGAAGGTATTATTTACGACATGTTAAAAAACAAGAAAAATGTGTTTGAAACGGTTATGGGGGACAATTTAAATAAATCAGATATAATAGAAGAAATGATGAATAAAATTAATACACTAAGATAATTCAAAGTTTTAGATTATTTATAGTATATTAATTTTAGCCATATGAACAAATTAGAAGAAAGAGTTCATTTACTTAACGAACAAATACTCTTACAAGAAAAAAATCAGGACAAATTACTTTTTCTAAATGAGATGAAGAAAATAGGGATTGAAAAGTTACCCTACTCTTATTCGTCATTGAAACAATTTATTGATTCCGAAACAATGTCTTACCATTACAACAAACACTATAAAGGGTATGTTGATAAACTTAACAAGGCACTATCAAAAAAAGATTACGGTGATTTAGAATTAGAAGAAATAATTAAATCCATTAGTAAATTTAATACAACAATAAGAAATAATGCTGGAGGAGCTTTTAACCACGCATTATTTTGGAAGATGTTAAGCCCAAAAAAACAAACTCCCAAAGGTGAGTTACTTAAAAAAATCAAATCTGAATTTGGTAGTTTTAACGAATTTAAAACCCAATTTGAGGAGGTTGCAAAAGAAAGATTTGGTTCGGGATGGGTTTGGTTAGTTTTAACCAAAAAAAATCAATTAAAAATTATGTCAACACCTAATCAAGATAATCCACTTATGAATGTAATCAAAAGTGGGGGATATCCTATATTAGGTTTGGATTTATGGGAACACGCTTATTATCTAAAATACAAGAATAAAAGGGATGAATACATCTCTAACTTTTGGAGATGTGTAAATTGGGAATTTGTAGATGAATTATTTTCTTTACGAACTAAAAGAAAATTAAACGAGTCTATGAAAATAAAACAAGTTTTGAATGAGGGTATTTCTGAAAGATGTTCAAAAGAGGAGAATGAGTCGATACGTTTTATTTTTAACATAAATCCAAAAGTTAAACAAATTTTTAGATTTAAAATTGACAGTATTCTTAAAGATGTTTTTAAAGAACATTATTATGAAAAAGGTGAATATGGTGAAAATGAATCTTCAGGTATCTATGATTTAGAATCCGATGGAAGGTCAGTTATAAATAAATTAAACACAAATTACACTTGTTTTTGTATTTTATTAAATGATGTTAATAAAGTATTATCTCGTGAAAATTTACCCAAAATTAATTTAATTGGTCAACCTCCATTTGCTCAAATTAGTGAGACTAGAAAATTTGTTAATGTTTTGGACAAATACAAAAATAGGATTTTTGATGTTAACTCAGCAACGTTTTCTAACATAATGTCTACACTAACTAAAACAAATCAAATTGGTGATAAGACTGAAAACTCAACCGTTAATATATTGAAGAAAAAATTTGGTGATGAGAATGTCATTCAAATTGGTAAATTAGGAAGTACTGAAGATATGGTTGGTGGAGTGGACTGTGAAATAGTTATTGATTCTGAGACCAAAACCGCACAAATTAAACCTTATTCTAGTATCAAAAAATCCGATAACAAATATGTAATATACGGAACAGGACAAGTTAAACCTTACAAAACAGATTTTTTAATTTTTACTAAAGGTAATAAAGAAGTTTTAGTATTTAAAAATGAATCCACTAAAATAGTTAATGGTAATTTTGTTTTACCTGTAGATAATTTAATTTATCAACTGAATTGATATTTATATAATAAAAAAGAACATGGCAATTATCGCAGAACCAGAAAGAAGTCAACTATACACAAGACTTAGACATGTGTTAGGTGCTCCTCTAAGGAGTGTTGAATTAGAAGATGAAATGTTAGATTCTCTATTGGAAATTGCAATTGAGGACTACTCTCAGTACGTCCAAGATTGGTTGATAGAATCTCAATGGACTGCTCTTTATAACTTAAATTTAGATACTCAATCCTTAGCTAAGGCGTTTATAACTAAAAGTTTAGATTATGAACAAAGATATACATATGCGTATTCTAAAATAGTAGGTCTTCAGACTAATGGAGATTCTGTTCTTAAAAAAGATTATATACAATTAGTAAGAGGTCAACAAATTTATGAAATACCTGCAGGAAGAGAACTTAACGAATTGTTATGGTTTACACCAAATGCGTTAAATAATGTTTTATTCGACCCTTGGTCTTTTGGAGCTTTGGGTGGAGCTGGTTTTGGAGGACCTGCGGGTTATTCCCAAATGGGTGCTATTGGTTCGTACTTTATGATGCCAGGTTTTGATATGTTGTTAAGAATGCAAGATATCAATATTAAAAGAAGAATTATCGGGGGTGATTTAACTTATAGAATGACCGCACTTCCTGATGGTAAAAAAGCAATCCATTTAATGAACGTTCCTGGAGGTAAATTTGACTTCGGTAATGCTAGTTTAATGAATGGTAGAGTGTGGTATTGGTATTATGAAGCGGAAGGTTCTGATAGAGATAAATGTTTAAAAGATAACCCTGATATAATTAGACTCCCATCTGATGTACCTTTTGAAAAAATAAATTGGGTGGACTTAAACAACCCCGCACAAATATGGGTTAGGAGATATTTTTATGCAAGTGCTAAAGAAACTTTATCTAAAGTTAGAGGTAAGTTTAGTGGTAATATTAAAACACCTGATTCTGAATTAACTATGGATTACCAATCTTTAGCAACTGAAGGTAAAGATGAAAAAACTAAATTAGTTGAGGAATTGATTGGTGCTGAGGGTAGACTTACAAGATTAAAACCTGAAAAAGTTATGGAGAGGGAGGCGTTATTAGCGGAAAATCTTAACAAACAAAAAAGATTTACTGCAATGCCAAGACAAATTTACGTTATTTAATATGAAATCTACATTAGTAAGAAAAAAAATTGGTGATAAAGTTTATAAAGAAATCACCCAAGAAAGAAAAATTAAAATAATAACTGACAGTACTTACACTACAGATGGGGAATCGATTTTAATTATAAAAGATTCCCCCATTTGTAATTTATTTTTAGACAGTACCACAACAACATCTATTAAAATTAAAGCCATGACCAAGGTTTCAATAAGACCTAAAAGTTCGACAATTGACGAATTTTATGATGAGGTCGTTATTGAAAGAGGTGCGTGTGTTGAGTTGGAGTTTGTTGAGAACACTTGGTATATCTTGTCTTCTGATGGTTTGAAGTTAAACTAATTCTTCCCACCCATCTAAAGCAAGTTCATACATGTAATTAGGGTCTACACCTCTTTTTTCCCAATATTTTAATTCAGGCTCACTAACATCCAAAACATCTTCTTTTAATCTATCTTGGTCTTTTTCTTCAAAAGGATGTCCGTTAATTAATTCACATTGTTCTTTTGTATAGAAACCTCTATCTTCAGGTTTTGTAACTAATAATCCGTCTCTAACATCTTGTTTAAAAACTACCAACAAAGGTTCAATTCTTTTGTTAAACGTAGTAACCGCTCTTGCCACATTATATTCTCCTGTTAATTCAGGATTTTCCTCTAAACTTTTAGATTCTAACATGTAACAATTAATTTGTATTTCACTTACAGGTGGTGGAGGGTTTTTACCGTAGGTTGATATATATTGTTCTGTTTGTTTTTTAGTTAACTTCTTTGTTATTTTTTGTACATCACCATCAGAAGCCTTTGTACCGTTATTAACATAGAATATTACATCACCCAAATTAACATTTAAACTATGTTTAATAGCAAGTTCCATGTGCGCCATTCTTGACATATCACCACCAGCCTTAGTCTTTTGTTTTGTTCTTTTTATGTAATCCTCGATAGATAGTTTAACTTTTGCTCTTTGAGCAATTTTCATAAGCGGAATTTGTTTGTTATAAATCTTTGTAAGATACTCATAATACCACTCGACAAAGTCCTGACCTTTACCTTCCAATAAAAGTTTGACCCCTTTATCTAAGAAATCTTCGATATAAAGAGGTAGTTTTTTAGACTTAATAGTGTTACCCGTTAATTTAATTTTACCATTTGCCTCCATAACCGCATAATTCTTACGGGCTAAGTTTATACAAGAAGGCCAAGTACCATCAGTATCTAAAGCCATTTCACCCCTCATGAATGTGTCGTTAAATTCTGCAACGTCTGCGTCGTCACCAACGTACTCTTTATCTTTTTTAACTTTCCAGTTAAGACCTTTTCCAATATATCTGTGATTCTCCCACCCGTCAGGTTTTGAAAAGTTTACACCGTCAGTATCCATCACAAGCGGGGTATATCCTTTTTTCATGAAGAATTTAATCATCATACGAAGATATTGTCTTCCTGTACAGGTAATCTGTTCCCCCATATACATGTCTCCCCAAGCAAATACCTGTGGAGCGGATAACGCACCGAACATCGAGTTAATAAAAATCTTAATCGGTAATTGTTTTCTATCGTAAGACAAAGATTTCTTTTTATCCTTATCATACCATTCACCCGCCAAATTTTTATATTTGATACGAGTGTTACGGAAATAAGATAACATTCCTTTCATTGCTCCTGTAATGTCACATTCGGGGAATACATCATGTACAAGTTGTATTGACGGATAAAGTGATGAGTAGTCAAGTTTTAATACATTTCTTGAATATCCTACTTTTAATAATCTTGACAACCCACCAACAAATTCAGTTTTTTCTTGTTTTTCAGGTATCGCTAAATTGTATTTATAACTCCACGCTAACATCAACATTTTCCATAATGTTGCAGTGCCCATGGTCGATACTCGTTCATATGTTGTTGGTACCATAGAAGCCAATAGAAATGTACCCTGATTAAATTCATCATCGACTAATAAAGTTTCTTCTAAGTCATCGTCAAGATATCTTTCTACAATATCGTCACCTGTTGTTTTAATATATGTTCCAGGAAATCTTTGGTCTAAATTATCAAATTTAGGGTTATCTGCTCTTTTATACTTTCCGTTAGTAACATTTAACCAATACTCTTCTTTTTTTGCATACATAGAACCAATCTTATCGTGGTCTATGTAAATTCGGTCAGCATCTTCTGCATTAATATATTGAGTTATGTATTTAAGACCTGCGGATTTGATACTTGAGTTAATCGCCTGAGCTCTTCTAACTGAGTGAAGAATGTCAATAACGTTATAACCCCACATACCAATTTGATTATATCTCTCTACTTCATTAGCTAGTTTAAGTAAACTTTCACTTTGTTTGATAGGGATATTTGGGTTTAATGTTCTACATATTTTTTTGATGTCTAAGTTAAGTGCTTTACATCTTTCAAATATCCAAAACCAGTCGAAGTTAAAAGAGTTATAACCCCCAATAATTGAAGGTTTTAATTCGTTTAAGGTATTAAAAAATTCTACTAATCCAGCTCTTTCTTGGTCTTCAGTTGCACATTCAATGACTTTTTTGTATCCCTTGTTGTTTTTAATTCCAATCATGAAAATTCTACCGTCTTTAGGTTCTAAAGAGGTAGTCTCCAAGTCGAATACAAATCTTGTAATATCGTTATATTCTTCAAAACCCTTAAATAACCTTTTTTCTCTTTGAATTAAATATTGTTCTACAGGTGGTAAAATTAATACTTTATCTTTTGTTCTTTCCCCCCAAGGGTCAACTCCTCCTTCTTTAAAAAACTGAATGAGTGAGCGATACCCTTTTAATGATTTAACCATAAACTTTAAACCATTCTCCAATCGTTGATTGTCACCTGTTTCAAGCTTTTCAATCATTATACCATGTTTGGACATGGCTTCTTTTTGTAAACCTTTTGATGATTGGTAAAAATTTAAACCACGTAAATCACCTACCCATGCAAATGGGGTGAACGTATCTTTTCTAATTTCCTTACCTTTTTCTGGGATTTCTTTTATCTTGTAGATTGAATCTGATGCGTAATCGAATTCTATTGCTACTATATACTCTTCAGGGTCATCTCCGTGTAGAAACGACTCAATTTCTTTTTGGTCAATCATAATCTATATTTAAAGTGGTTCATTTGCTCTCAACATCGCT